CTGTATCTGACGCTTCTCAGCAAGAAATTGCTGAAAGAAAACAAAGTTTAATAGATTCTATAGCAGATCAAACTCAAAAGAGATTGGACGTTTTTGCTAGAACTAGATCTTATGAAGGAATACTCAGCCTGTGCTCTTATCAAAACAGTCCAAATATTAAATTCAAAACTGAAGGACAATATGGAGTAGAAGTTAGAGATGCAACTTGGTCAAAACTTTATGAAATGCTCGATGAAGTATTGTCTGGAACTAGACCAATTCCTTCAGGATATGAAGACATTGAAGCGGAGTTACCAACTCTACAATGGCCAGACGAAGCAACAAACTAAATGTCAGAACCTATTTTTTACACAGAAGAAGATACAATCCCTAGAGATGTATTAGGATTCAATAACAAAATAATTCTTGATTCAAATTTCAATTTACAGAATGTTAATATTTCTTCTGCAACATCTTCTGGTATAGAAAATATAATATATGTGTCAAAAGGCGGGAATGACGAAAATAGTGGTTCTAGTATACTTAGCCCAGTCCTCACCATCAAAAAAGGATTAGAATTAGCAGCAATTAAAACCGCACCTTGTGTAATATCAGTATATCCAGGTAAGTATATAGAAGACGGTAATCTTGCTGTTCCTATTGGAATGGGAGTGGTTTCTTCAGGTGGACAATATGTCACGGAAGTAATAGCTTCCGACGAATGCAGATCAAATTTTAGAAATATGTTTTTAGTGAATAGCGGATCTTATGTTCAAGGCTTTACGTTTAGAAATCAAGAAATAGACGATTTTGAAGACCCTACTGGTGGTTTTGCAATAGCATTTGTTCCCGGAGCAACAATTTTTAGATCTCCATATATTAGAGATTGCAGTCAAGTCAGTAATTATGAAGCGATGCAAATTGCTGCTCCTTTAGATCCTGCTAACGGTAATCCTTTAGTTGGTAAAGGTGGAGGAATGTTACTTGCAGATAGAGCAATATTAAATTCAAATAGTATTTTCCCATACATGTTAGCGTTTGGTGCAACTCCAAGAAGTCCAAACGGTATGGGATATGTTGCTAAAAATGGAGCAGGTATTAACGGAATCAGCAGCATCAGCATATTCCAGCGTTGCGCTTTCTATTCTCTAAGAGGCGGACAAATAACTCTAAACAATAGCGGAACTCAGTTTGGCGATATTAGCATGAGATCTAAAGGATCGATATCAGTTGTATCGCCAAATTCAACAAATGTAACTTTAGTTAAAAACGCAACTGCCGCAGAAATAATTTCAAGTTGTATAACAGACGGGACAATACAAAACATGTGGGATGATTTGATATCAAATGGACCCATGTGGGGTGTTAATCCTCCAAATTGGTCGGCTGCTCAAGAAGTTTTCACAAAAAGAGATGCTGCTAATTTGTTAAAAGCATTAGCATATGATGTTGAAGGGGGTGTTCAAACTGTGACTAAATCTTTCGTGTTAGGTTTCTTTGGATATGGAATGTCATCAGATCCAACTCCAGTTCCTTCATTATCAATTCGTGTTTTCCCAGATTATTTGTTAGATTCATTTGTTCACACCTATAACTTTTTAAAGAATGCGCTAACAACAAAACTTTCCGCATATTCAGATGTTGTAACTATGATTTCTGGTTTGATTGATGATGTATTAATTCCAACACTGACAAGTCCAACAACAATTGATTTTGGTTCGCTGGTAGAATCATTGGGCCATCAATTTAATAATGCGGGAGCGGGCGTCAATAAAAACGCATTACCGTTAAATTTTAGAAGACCCGGCGCCAACAGACCTGTTCCGTTTTCAGTTCAACAAGAAGTTGGAGGGAGAGTTAGATGGTCAGGCGCAGATGAAATAAATAATCAGTATTTTGCTGGTGGAACAATTATTAATGGTGTAACTGGTAAGTTCGAAGGCAGACCTTTTAATAGTGCAGTTCGTCAAATTGCCAGAAGATTGGCGAACTCCAGAGGATCTTTCTGATGCGAATAGTAACCGAACAGGCGCCAAGTGCAAAACCAGTATCAATTAGTGAAGTAGCAACTACAGAGTGGAAAACTATTATAGATGTTCCAGACTATGACGTTCCTGTTGTTGGTTTTGGAGCAGAAAGAAGAATCGCTCCAGGTGTTGCAGAAATTTCAAGCCCTCTTATAGCAACAAACGTAACATCAGCTTCACAAAGAGTTTCAGTTAGAATTATAAAAAGTGAAAGGCTTCTCGCTTCTGGCCAAACTCAAGCGAATTTTGACGGTGTCAGTTCTAATGGGACTTTCTCTGGTGGTACTGGATATAGTAATGGAGAAGTTATCACGCTTTTAAACGGCGCTACTGTAACTGTAACTACTGTTTCAAGTGGAGTTGTTACAGCATTTTCTCTCACTACTGTTGGTAATAAAGTACCAAGAGAAGGCGACGAAATAACCTCAATACCTCAATTTTCCTCAAGTAGTTTAGGGATAAATTTTTCTTTAAATGCGGGAGAATCCAATTTCTCTAACACGACTAGTACGTTTATTTTAGCTAACGAATCTCCGGTTGAAATAAATGATGTTTTGATAGTTCCATTAAATGGGCAATTTTTATTGACCGGAGATAGGCTTCAAGTGAAGGGTTCTTCATCTGATGGTTTACATGTAACGTTAAGTTATACAGAAGGACAAGCTGAAGAAGATGATTTATTCGATAATTAATAAATGAAAACAATTATAGGTAGAACCAAAACTATAGGGCCTTCTCAGGAATATGAAGTTCCTATTCCATTAGACGCAGGACCATATAAAGGGGCCATAATTTATGGTGCCGATGGCGAACTATATTACAGTACTGGTTCAGTTTGGAATATTGTTGGTGCAGGCGCTCAATCAATAGGTGCCCAAGGAATTCAAGGCGCTCAAGGGTTCCAAGGGGCGACTGGTGCGGGGTCTCAAGGAGTCGCTGGATTTCAAGGAATTCAAGGTGCTCAAGGGTTCCAGGGTGCTGACGGCACTGGATCTCAAGGAGTCGCTGGATTTCAAGGAATTCAAGGCGCTCAAGGGTTCCAGGGTGCTGACGGCACTGGATCTCAAGGAGTCGCTGGATTTCAAGGAATTCAAGGTGCTCAAGGGTTCCAGGGTGCTGACGGCACTGGATCTCAAGGAGTCGCTGGATTTCAAGGAATTCAAGGTGCTCAAGGGTTTCAAGGTGCCACAGGTGCGGGTGACGCGGGGCCTCAAGGTGCTCAAGGTGTTCAAGGTGCTCAAGGGTTTCAAGGCGCCACTGGTTCAGGAGAAACTGGCGCTTCTGGACCTCAAGGTGCTCAAGGTGTTCAAGGTGCTCAAGGGTTTCAAGGCTCCTCCGGAACAAACGGGACAAACGGAACCGCTGGTGCTCAAGGTGCTCAAGGTGTTCAAGGCGCTCAAGGAAGACAAGGCACCGCCGGAACAAACGGAACAAACGGAACCGCTGGTGCTCAAGGTGCTCAAGGTGTTCAGGGCGCTCAAGGAAGACAAGGCACCGCCGGAACAAACGGAACCGCTGGTGCTCAAGGTGCTCAAGGAAGACAAGGTGCTCAAGGCGTCCAAGGTGCTTCTGGACCTTCTACTACAATAAGCTCAAGCAACGATACATCAACTACAAGTTTATATCCTGTAATGGTTATAAATGTTGGCGCTCAAACCGCAAAAATAAGTTCAACTAAATTTTCTTTTAACGCAAGTTCAGGCACTTTAAGTGTAACTGGTGATATTATTGCGTATGCTTCCGACGATAGATTAAAAAATAGGGTATCTAATATTGAAAATGCAATCTCAAAGGTAAATACATTAAACGGTTTCTACTACACCTTTAACGATGAAGCTGAAAAGTTAGGATACCAAACCGGGGTATTAAATGTGGGTGTATCCGCTCAAGAATTGCTAGAAGTATTGCCAGAAGCAGTAAAACCGGCGGCGGCGAATAATGAGTTCTACACGGTTCAATACGAAAAAATAGTTCCGTTGTTAATTGAAGCAATAAAAGAATTAAACAAGAAAATCGAAAATAAATAGAATACTATCTGGCAGAGATTCAATAGATGGCAAAACCACAAAACAGAGAACAATTAAAGGAATATTGCCTTAGAAGATTGGGGTTTCCCGTTATTGAAATTAACGTAGATGAAGATCAATTAGAAGATAGAATTGACGATGCTTTGACAAAATTTCAACTTTTTCACTACGACGGTGTCGAAAAGGTTTACTACAAGCATCTAGTCACTCAAGATGATATTGACAATAGATATATTCCTTGTCCTAACAGTATTGTCAGCGTTGTTAGAGTGTTTCCTCTTTTTAGTTCAGAGGTAAACAGCATCAACAATTCTGGCAACTTCAACATGTTTGATTTGACATATCAACTTAGATTAAATGAACTTTTTGATTTCACCTCCGCAGACTATGTTTACTTTACTTTAGCTCAACAACATATTAGAACTTTAGAGATGTTATTCATCGGAGAAACCCCAATTCGATTTAATAGAAGAAACAATAAAATTTTTGTTGATTTTAATTGGGAAGGTAAGATTGCTCCTGGTAGATATTTGGTTTTTGAAGCGTATCAAATATTAGACCCTTCCGCTAACGATGAAATTTGGAGCACAACTTGGCTGAAAAATTACACCACTGCTTTGTTTAAGAGACAATGGGGCGAGAATCTAAAGAAATTTTCTGGAGTTGCTCTTCCTGGAGGAATAACTTTAAACGGTCAGCAAATATACGAAGAAGCTGCAGCGGAAGTTGAGAAATTAGAGGAAGAGCTTCGAGAAAGTTACGAAGAACCGCCTGGGTTCCTACTAGGGTAAAATTTAAATGCTAACCTTTAAAAATTTCCTACAAGAAGAAAAATCAATATCTGAAATTACTCCAGAAAAGCATGTTCAGATATTAAAAAAAACTGATAAATCAATAAAGTCTCATATTTCTCGCGGAGGTAAGCATTCGTCTGTTGCGGGAATGAGATTGATAGATAGATACGAAACACATAGAATCGCACTCAAAGAAAAAGGTTATAATCATTGGAAAAAATATTGCGATGAGATGGGATACGATTACAGACACGACGCATACGATCATTTCGCATGACAACAAGTAATTACTTTAACAATTTTAATTCAAGACCAGAACAGCTTCTCTATGAAGATTTAATTGGAGAAGTTGTAAAAATTTATGGAATTGATTCACATTACATTCCCAGAGCTTCAGGATCTACTGTAGACCTTCTCTTTGGTGATGATCCTACGAAAAAATTTAACGAAGCATATCCTATTGAAGTTTATATCAATAATGTTGATACATTTGAAGGTTCAGAATTCTATAGTAAGTTTGGATTAGAAGTTCGTAAAACTGTTGATTTTATTATGCCCTACAGAGCATTTAAGAAAGTTGTTCCTTCTAAAGAATATTCAAGACCTAGAGAAGGCGATCTTATTTGGCTAAGAAACTTTAAAGCGTTGTTTGAAATAAAATACGTTGAAGAAGAAAACTTCTTCTATACATTCGGAAAAAATAACTATTACGGATTTAAGTTGATGTGTGAGAAGTTCCGTTATAGTGATGAAGATTTGGATACAGGTTGGTCTCAAATTGATGACGTTCAAAATAATAAGTCGTTTGCATATGAATATACAATGTCGGCTAATGGCTCATCTACTTATCAGATAAACGAAATAGTGTATCAAGGAAATACATATTCAAACGCAACATCAACTGCAGAAGTTGCTTCTTGGGATAAGCCTACGTTGAAACTTAAACTTAGAAACGTTAGCGGAGAATTTACTACAACTGAACCAATTATTGGTTTGACTTCTAATGCAGTATATACTCTAGCTTCTTACGATGATTTGGATAACGTTAACGATCTACTAGATAATAATCTACTGATTGATAATGAAGCTGATGGATTCTTAGATTTTTCTGAAACAAATCCTTTCGGCGAACCATAAATGCTTAACAACAGACATTTTTATCACAGAACTATTAGAAAAAATGTCGTAGCATTTGGCGATATTTTTAATGATATTACCTTGATAAGATATGAAAATGGAACTTTTAATGAGACCAGCAGATTAAAAGTTCCTCTGACATATTCAGGTAAAGAAAACTTTTTAACTAGGTTATTGACAAGACCAGATCTAGATAAAAGCGTTCAAGTTGTTCTACCTAGAATGTCTTTTGAAATGACATCGCTTGTATACGATGCTTCTAGAAAGTTATCTATCTTCAACGTCTCTCACGCTCAAAATAGTTCTGGGTCTTACAAAAAACTAAATTCACCGGTGCCATATAATATAAATTTTGAGTTAACGTTGTATACTAGAAACGTTGAAGATGGAACTCAAATAGTAGAACAAATTCTTCCATATTTTTCTCCAGACTATACAATTACAATGACTTTCGTTGATGGGTTCGATACCACCACTAGAGACGTTCCCATCATATTAAACACTGTGGATTATAGTCCAAGCTATGAGGGGACTGGAGATACACCAAGAATATTAATATGGACTTTGACGTTTACTATGAAAACATATTTCTACGGTCCTCTCGTTGAAGACGGTGGTAACATAATAAGAAAGGCAATAGCAAATACATACTATTATGGAACAACATCAAATAATAGCCCTCAATGGGTATACCAATCAGTAGAACCTGATCCAATTGACGCGGAGCCAACCGAAGATTATGGATTTACAGAAGTGACTATAGAATATTTCAGTAGTTCTGCCAATACAAGCATATAGCCATGATAGAAATAAAAGATAGTTTAGCAGATGTTTTAGACATAGAACCTATGAAACCGGTTTCATCGCAGCCTGTTCAAATAATACAACAAAGTTCGGAGGACGACGTTAAAAATGATTACGAGTACGCAAGATCCAATTTATATACCCTGTTGGAAAAAGGCAATGACGCAATTAATGGAATCCTTGCGGTCGCTATGGAATCTCATCATCCACGAGCTTTCGAAGTTGCCGCCACTCTGATTAAAAACTTAGGCGACGTTAATGATAAATTGATGAACCTTCAAAAAATGAAACAAGATCTAGAAAGTAGTCAATCACCTAAAGATCAAGACTCACCCTCAGTTCATGTTGATAATGCAATTTTTGTTGGATCAACCTCTGACCTATTGAAAAAAATAAAGAATGTTGGTACTGAAGTCTAGAAATTATTTAGGAAATCCGAAGCTAAAAAAGATCGGAATCGATGTTTCTCTTACTCAAGCTCAAGTAGAGGAATTCATTCGATGTTCTGAAGACCCTATCTATTTCATACAAAACTACGTTAAGATTATTACATTAGATCAAGGGTTTATTCAAATAAATCTTTATGAGTTCCAAAAACAAGTCATAGAGTTGATGCACAATGAGAGACAAGTCATTGTAAAAGCTGGAAGACAGGTTGGAAAGACTACTGTTATTGTTGGTTATTTGATATGGTATATCATTTTTAACCAAGACAAAACAGTTGCTATTCTTGCTAACAAAGCAAAAACCGCAAGAGAAATTTTAAGTAGAATCAAACTAGCATATGAAGCATTACCGCTGTGGATTCAACAAGGCGTTAAAACTTGGAACAAAGGCGATATTGAATTAGAAAATAATTGTAGAATAATGGCAGACTCCACCGCATCCAGCGCGATTCGTGGATATTCTATCTCTCTACTTTATCTAGACGAGTTTGCGTTCGTACCGACTAATATCGCAGAAGAATTCTTCACATCCGTATATCCTACTATTTCTTCTGGTAAAACTTCTAAAATTCTTATATCTTCTACACCAAAGGGTATGAATCACTTTTACAAAATGTGGACAGAAGCTGAAAACGGAGTTAATAATTTTAAAACTTTTGAAGCGAATTGGAGAGACGTTCCTGGTAGAAATCAAGCTTGGGCAGAAGATCAAAGAGCGGCATTGGGTGAAGATAAATTTTTACAAGAAATAGAGTGTCAATTCCTTGGCAGCGCAGGAACCCTTATATCTTCAACCGCATTAAAAGCTATGACGTTTACAGACTCAATGAAAAAAGTCTTAGACGGTATGGATATACATGAGTCCGTTGAAGAGAATCATACATACGTTTTAGTTGCAGATACTGCTAGAGGTAATGGGTTAGATTCATCCGCATTTGTTGTGGTTGATGTTTCACAAAAACCGTATAAAGTAGTAGCAAAGTATAAAAATAATTTCATATCACCTTTACTCTTTCCTAATGTAATTGCTCAAGCGGGGAGATATTATAATGATGCATATCTATTGATTGAAAATAACGACACAGGCGGTCAAGTAGCTGACACTCTATACCATGATTTAGAATACGAGAATATGTTCTTCACCGAACAAAATAGGGGTAATTTGCAAGTATCAGAAAGAAGTGTTCGAACTATGGGTGTTCGAACTACTAAAAAAGTTAAGAGTTTAGGATGTAATGCAATTAAATCTCTTATTGAAAAATATGAACTAATTATTACAGATTTTGAGATTATAGAAGAACTTTCCTGTTTCATTTTAAAAAGAAATGGAACTTACGCAGCAGAAGACGGAAAACACGATGATTTGGTAATGTGTTTGGTATTGTTTGCTTGGCTATCAACACAATCATTTTTTAGGGATTTGACTGACGTTGACGTTAGAAAAAGACTATTTGAACACCAAATGAACGAAATAGAGAATCAGTTGGTTGCTCCTGTGTTTTCTACTAAGCAAGATGAATTCGAAAATAAATACGGAATAGTTGATGCTGAAATGACCAGAGAAGATGGCGATGTTTGGTTTGTTGCTGATAAACCTTCAAAAACCTTTATTATATAAATATAATACAAATGGCGCCTTTTGCAAACTAGGAGAATAAAAGATGGCATTTCAAGTATCACCTGGAGTAAATGTTTCTGAGATTGATCTTACAGCGTCAATCCCATCAGTTTCCGTATCAACCGGCGCAATCGCCGGAACTTTCAATTGGGGTCCTGTAGATCAAATTGTTGCTGTTTCTTCGGAAACTGAACTAGTGAATCGATTTGGCGCACCCGATTCAAATACTGCAGGGACTTTTTTCCCTGCCGCTAGTTTCCTTGCTTATTCAAACGATCTCAGAGTCGTTAGAGCCGGAAATAGTGGAACTCTAAATGCGATAGCATCAGCAAATACCTCTGCTTCCCCATCTGCTATTTTGATTAAAAATGAAGAGACTTATGCTGCAGCAGAGTATCTTGGAACTGGAGACGAAGAAATCGCTTTTGCTGCAAGATATGCAGGTCCTGTAGGAAACAGTCTAAAAATTTCAATTTGCACCGATAGTGTAAACTACGATATTTGGGATTACAAAGACGCATTTGATTCTGCACCAGGAACTTCTCCTTACGTTGAAGCAAGAGACGGCAGCGACGACGAAATGCATATTGTAGTTGTAGACGAAGATGGTGTTATTACTGGTACTGCTAATACAATCATAGAAAAATTTTCTTTTGTTTCTAAAGCATCAGATGCTAAGAATTCAGACGGTTCTAGCAACTACTACAAAGAAGTTCTTTTTGCGAAATCAAGATACGTTTACTGGGTAAATCACCCAACTCCCGATACAGTTACTACAAATTGGGGATCTGCTGCGCAAGGAACATCTTTCGGGACTGGAGATAATTATTCTGCATCCTTTGAAGGTGGTGCAGTCGGAGAAGCAAATACTTCGGCCATAGTTTCTGCGTATGACCAATTCTCTAATTCAGAAAGCGTAGATATCTCTTTGATAATAACAGGAGACGCTAATTCAGGGAATACTGCAGTAATTTCAAAAGCGATTGACATAGCAGATACCCGTAAAGATTGTGTTGCATTTTTCTCTCCACCGCTGGCAAACGCACAATCAGCTACTGCTGCGACCGACGTTGCCGAATTTGCTAATGGGTTCGCCACTAGAAGTTCATATGCGGTGATGGATAGCGGTTGGAAATATATGTACGACAAATACAACGATGTCTATCGTTGGGTTGCTCTAAACGGAGATGTCGCCGGACTTTGCGCTAGAACTGACAACGAAAGAGATCCTTGGTTTTCACCTGCAGGATTCCAAAGAGGTCAAATAAGAAATCTTATTAAACTAGCATATAACCCAAACAAAACCGAAAGAGATACTCTTTACAAGGCGGGAGTTAATCCAGTAGTTTCTTTCCCAGGAGAGGGGACGGTATTATTTGGAGATAAGACTTTCCAAAATCGAGCATCAGCTTTCGATAGGATTAACGTTAGAAGGCTCTTTATTGTTCTAGAAAAAGCAATTTCCAGAGCAGCCAGAGCAAGTTTGTTTGAATTCAACGACGAATTCACTAGAGCTCAGTTTGTCAGTTTAGTAGAACCTTTCCTGAGAACTGTTCAAGGTAGAAGAGGAATAACTGATTTCAGAGTTGTTTGTGACGAATCAAATAACACATCAGACGTTATTGATCGTAACGAATTCGTTGGTGATATCTACATCAAACCGGCTAGAAGTATCAACTATATTCAATTGAATTTCGTATCAGTTCGCACTGGTGTTGCCTTTGAAGAAATAGTTGGAAGATTCTAATACTAAAAATGTATACAATTAATATAAATAAAAAAAATAGTTATAATGAAATTCTATGAAATTTCTTTTTAGGAGAATCAAATGGCTTTTAACGTAAATCAGTTTCGGCAACAAATTACAGGCGATGGAGCGCGTCCGAATCTTTTTGAGATTCAAATGAATGTTCCGGGTTACGCTAAGGTGGGAGACGTTGATCGAAAATTGACGTTTATGTGTAATTCGGCTCAGCTTCCTGGATCTTCTATTGGTGTAGCTCCAACTTTCTATTTTGGTAGAGAAGTTAAACTAGCTGGAAACAGAACGTATCCAGAATGGTCCATTAACGTATATAATGATGAAGATTTCGTCATTCGTAATGCTATGGAACGTTGGATCAACGGGATAAACGATCCAGTTTTCAATATTCGTAGTGTTGCTGCTGGCACTGTTGATAATGGATATGGTGTGGACGCTAGAGTGACTCAATTCGGAAAAGCTGGATCTTCTATAAAGAAATACAACTTTGTGGGAATGTTCCCGATTGACATATCTCCAATAGAACTGAGTTGGCAAGCTAACGATCAAATTGAAGAATTTTCTATTACGTTTGCTTACCAATACTGGACTTCAGAAGAGAGAGAACTCTCTAACGCTATTGGAACTCTAGGCTCTCTTCTGGGCGCCTAATAAATATAAGGGCTAACCCCCTTATATTTTTGGAGAATTCCTTTGGCTATAAAATTATTTGGATTCGAAATCGTTAGAAAAGCTGCTGAGGATCAATCCCAGCAGCTTTCTACACCTGTAACCCCTGTAATAGAAGACGGCGCTGTTAATGTTTCTACAGCAGGATCATATGGGTTCTATGTAGACTTAGATGGATCATATAGATCAGAGTTAGATCTGATAACAAAATATAGAACCATCGCGATGCAACCAGAACTCGAAGCTGCCATCGATGATATTTGTAACGAATCAATCATACATGATAATCAAAGCAAAACTGTTTCCCTTATTATGGATGATCTAAAACAACCAGATAAAGTTAAAGATTTAATCAAAGAAGAATTTAATTATATTTTAAAACTTTTAGATTTTGGAAATAACGGAAATGAAATCTTTAGAAGGTGGTATGTTG